TTAGATGTTACTCATGGTGGTCGTGTTTATGTAAGACACTCTTCAAAAGTTGATGGAACGGGATCTTTTTCTAACGCTACTGACCTTATTGAAGCATTAGCTGGTAATACAACACAAGCAGAAGTTCCTTATTTAGAAGGAGAATACATTCTAAAGTTTCAAGATGATGGTGGAAGATTTAGTGCTGGAGAATCAAGCGTAATTTTAGATTTACCTGATAATATAGATGCGAAAATAGTACAAACAAGAAGAGAAGATTCAGATGTTCCAAAATTTCAAGGAACAAAAACTAATGTTGCTTTTGACGCTACAACAAATTCTCTCAACCTAACTGGTGTAGGACAGTTTGATAGTATTACTGATTTTGATTTAGTTTCATCTCTTGATGATGTAGGAGGTATTTCACCATTAGGTACTTATGAATTTGGTGGAGCACCAGGAAGTACTACTTTAGATTTAGGAGATGTGTATAGTCTTGATTTGAAACGTCATTTCTTAACAGAAGCATTTTATCCTTCAGATTTATTTGATTCAATACCAGATTTAGACGCAAGAGGAGACTTTGAAGGATTAACTGCAACTGAAGTAAACGCAGAAATGCTAGTTCGTGTTACTCAAGATAATCCTAATAGCGGATCTCCTACTTATTCTGGTTTTCAGACTTTTACAAATGGAACTTATAAAGGAAGAGGTTTTCAGTTTAAAGTAAATCTAACAAGTGATGATCCAGCACAGGATATTAGAGTTTTCCAACTAGGATATACAGCTTCTTTACAAAGAAGAACAGAACAAAGTGCTGCGACTATAGCAAGTGGAGCAGCAGCAAAAGCAGTTACGTTCCAACATCCATTCTTTTCTGGTACGGCTGGGCTTGGTGGTGCGAATACTAGTTTACCTTCTGTTGGTATTACTGCATATAATATGGCTTCGGGAGACTTCTTTGAAGTTTCTAGCGTTAGTAGAACTGGGTTTAGTGTTCACTTTAAAAACTCATCAAATGCTTCAGTTGATAGAAATTTCACCTATCAGGCTGTCGGATTTGGTAAAGCAAGTTAGAATAAGATCAATATTTGTTTTTTAGATGGCTAGACCAGGTTCGACCACCAGCGAAACGGGTAATAATTACAATACCGCCAATGGAACGGGTGCGGCAGTTCGTACAAAATTAAATGAAATATTTACAGCATTAAGAACATTAAGTTCTGGAAGTAGCGACCCATCAGGTGCAGCAAGCATAGCTCAATATCAGCCTCATATAAATACATCTACAAATTTACTAAAAATAGCAACAGCAGTTTCGGGAGATAGTGCAACTTATAACACGTTAGGAAATATTACACTTGATAATTTAGGTCATGTTGTAGCAGCAACACCTACGATGACAGGTGATGTTACGATGTCATCTACTGGATTTTTAAAAGTTCCAGTTGGTAATAATGCACAACAACCTGGAGCAGCTAATCAACCAGCAGCCGCAGCAGGACAATTTAGATATAACTCTGATACAAGTCAATTTGAAGGTTATACAACGTCTTGGGGAGCTATTGGAGGAGGCGGTGGAGCAACTGGTGGAGGAACTGAAGCTATTTTTCACGAAAATGAAAATGCTATGGATCAAGACTATACAATCGGTAATGGAGCGTCTAATATAAACGCAGGAGTATTTGGCCCATTAACGATTAATGCGGTTCTTACAATCCCTTCTGGTTCAGTAGTCTCTATTGTTTAATTATGGCTTTTACAATTGACGGAACAACAGGAATAGCAACAGTAGACGGAAGTGTTTCCGCACCAAGCCAACGTGGGCAAGATACAAATAGCGGAATATCTTATGGAGCAGACACTATCAAGTTTTCAACTGGTGGTGTTGAAAGAATGGCAATTACAAATAGTGGTATTACTGGAATATCTGCGGGCATTACTTTAGCTGACCAATGGAGAATATCAACATCATTTACTGGAGCTGCGGAGCCTATAGTTAATAACTGGGAAAGAAACGATAAGGGCTGGTCAGAATTAGGTTCTGGTTTTTCTGCTCCTTCAAGTGGTATTTGGACTTTTCCTTCTACTGGATATTATTATATTCGTTTCTATGCGAGCTTTGGTTGGACATCAAGTACACCTTATATAGGACTAAAGATTAACTATACATCTAACAATAGTTCTTATAGCACAGCAGCAGCAGCGTATGCATATTTAAATAATGTGACAGATACCACTTATGTAAGTAGTTCATGTGAGGTTATGTTAAAAATTACAGATACATCTAATCAAAAAATAAGCGTGAGTATTGGTAGATATGTGGGGAATGAAACTTTTAGTGTCTTTGGTGATACTAATGATCAAAGAACAGGAATTACCTTTATCAGAATGGGGGATGTATAAATGAGACCTACACATATAGAAGATTATTTAGTAACAGTAAGAACAGGGCAATGGTTTGGGTGGAGTGATTCAAGCAATAAAATCTATGCGAATTTAATTGTTTTAGATAGTGGTTCAAAACCCACAGAGTCAGATTGCACAAATGGACTCGCTGCATTACAAGCTGCTTGGGATTTAGAAAATGATAGTTACAAATCTAAAAGAAAAGCAGAATATCCCTCTATTGTTGACCAGTTAGACGACATCTATAATAATGGTATAGATGCTTGGAAAGCTACTATCAAAGTAACTAAAGACAAATATCCTAAACCATGACAGCAAAGATTAAACTAAACGCAGCATCAGGTGGTGGGTCAGTAAGCTTACAAGCACCAACATCTACTACTAATAATGAAAATATAGAATTAAAGCTTCCTGTAGCTGATGGTAGTGCAAATCAAGTTTTAAAAACAGATGGCTCTGGTAATTTAAGTTTCGCTGCTGATGCTGGTGGAATAACTATGCTTGACCAATGGACTTTAAGCTCTAATTATAATGTAAATAGTGGTGAAAGTAATCTTACTCAAAATCTTTGGTCAAGAACTTCTCACGCATTGTTTGGTTCTATCGGAAGTGCCATGACTGTATCATCAGGTGTATTTACATTTCCAGCAACAGGTATATATGTAATAATTGCTGCTTTTTCAGGGAAACCACAATCATCTGCTTCGACTTATGTAGGCATGAAAATACAAGGAACTAGCGATAGTTTTTCAAGTAGCGATGTTTTGTTGGCTTCTAATTATGACTCTTCTTTTGGAAACACAGATTTCGCACATGTTAGTGCTGTTGCTGTTTTTGATTGTACAAACACCTCTACTCATAAAATAAGATTTAGGACTGAGGTTCAAAATAATTTTCAATGGGCTGCTGGTCAAGGTAGAGGCCCAACTTTCATTCGTATAGGAGACACATAAAATGGCAGATTTCAAAACAGGCAGACCAAATAGTCTAGAAGATTATCTTATTACTGTAAGAACAGGACAATGGTTTGGATTTAGTGACTCTAACAATCAAGTTTATGCAAATCTTATTGTGAATGATGGTGGTTCTAAGCCTACAGAATTAGATTGCACAAATGGACTCGCTGCATTACAGGCAGCATGGGATTTAGAAAACGATAGCTATAGATCAAAAAGAAGAGAATCTTATGATAGTTTGGCAAATCAATTAGATATGTTGTACAAGGATATTGTTGCAGGTAAACTAGATACAACTGGAACGTGGGCAACCCACATCAAAGCGGTTAAAGACGCTAACCCAAAACCTAGTTAACTATGTCAGAGATCAAGGTAAATTCGATAAAAGGGGTAGGAGCTAGTGCTGCTGCTATTACTGTCAACAATACTGATGGAACGTGTACTGCCAATATTACTAATAACCTAAGTAATCGTAATTTAATAATTAACGGAGCTATGCAATTGGCTCAACGTGGCACGTCATCTACATCTTCTGGTTATCAAACTGTTGATAGAATCATACATACTGGCACTGGTTGGGATGCAGCTATGACTCAATCGCAATCTGATGTCGCAAGTGGAACTACACCTTATACTTTAGGTTTTAGAAAAGCATTTAAAGTT